CCAAAAGGACATTATGGAACATCATCTGGTGGTTGCTGTTCAGCATCCGCTTCTGTAACTGCTAAACGAGCACAATAATGAGATACTTAATCGTCAACGAAAAAGAAATCAATCCAGAACAGTTTGTCAACATGGCAAGTGCTGGAGATACCAGACTGCACTACAGCGAAATGTTTTCGTTGATGCACTTCTCATGTGTAGAGGTCAGTGAAACAGTTTTCCAAACTATATCTAAAGAATGGGAACACAAATACTTAGAGGTCACAAAAGCACAAGCGTATAACGGATCAAACTTCTTCTCAGAAATTAGACCATATGGTAAAGTTGCTGCATCAGTTGATTCATCTGGTTATGCATGGACTCCTGCTAACCCAGTTTTAAAAGTTCCTATCGAACTTACAGATGCAATTAAAAAAGAAGTTATAGACTTCATGGTATATTTTGCAAAAGAAATTATTGAAGATGAATTTAACACACGTCTTAAAAATCTTAAGAACACCACAGATCTAGAAGTAGCATCTTGGGAGATTCAAAAGCACGAAGCAAGAGAATGGTTAACGAATAAAGGACTAGGTGGTAGTAAAACTCCTTTCTTAGACTACCTATCTGCTGAAAGACATATTGACAAAGATACTCTTTCAAATAAGATACTTACAAATGCAGAAGCATGGGAAGATAAACTATCTACAATGCTAGTACAATACCAAACATTGATAAAGAAATTTGAAAATTGCACTTCTGTATGGGATATAAATATATTATATGAAGATCACATTGGTATCATGTTGCCTCAAAAGCAAGCAATTGAGATGGGCAGAACAATATCTGATACTGACTGGGATCGTAAACCAGAGTATGAGGTAGAACCCTATGTCTTTAAATTCTGACGCTAACTTTTCAGATATTATTGCAGACGTTAAAAATATAATAAGTTCAGATACAAACGAAATACATTTAGCAAAGTCATTTGTAGATGAGTTCGCACTCACCAAGAAAGACTTTGATACTTTGTCTGCTTCTATGCGATTTGATAGTGGCATGACAGAGTATGAGTGTGAGCATTTTGTTGCTGACCCACAATTAACTCCATGGAGAAAAGTCCGTCAAGCACTGATGGAACTTGAAACTAGGTATCATGCATACATGGAGAATAGAAATAGTCTTAGAAAGGCAGAGATTCTTAGAAAAAGATTAAATAGGGACATGCCATTGCTTCCTGACGAACTTGATAGAGAGTTGATGCAAATTGATATGGAAAAAAATGATTATGATATTGGTATTTGGAAAAGGAAACTCAGGCAATCTGAACTAGAGTTAAAGTATTTCTTAAATATTGTTGACAAGTATGTTGACGACGAGCATCCTTTAGAGTATTATTGTGCTGAACAACCACATGAAATAAGAGTATATTGGATTGCTCGTATGGGCAAGCAAGCAGCAATGGACATCATTTCTTATGGTAGAATTGGTTCTGGTAACATGACTACAATTATGGATATGCCAGAGGAAGATCAAGTAGAAACACTTGGTGTTGCTGTTAAGTATTCTGGTATGATTGGTGGTGGTATTGACAAACTAAATAAAATGATCGCACCGCAACTGCAACATCAGTTAGCACAGGAAGGTATAGTAATGCCTAAACTGTTAGATCATAAATATAGTGGACAGGGTGAAAACCAATACAAATTACAAGAGGAAAATGGATAGATTTTTTAATCCAACAAGTAGACATCTTGATCTATTGCCTGTAATTCATCACGCTATATGGCAAAGGTATGAATTAGGGGATACAAGTGGCGACACTATTACATACCCAACATTAAATGAAGAAAAGTTGGAACAATTAGCAGAAGTACACAAGGGTATCTTAGTAGATAAACCTGGTGAAGAACATTTATATATGGAAGCAGTGATCGTAGATTATGGCAAGTTTCTCGCTACCTCTTAATACAAAATTACCTGAAGATTTTGTAGTAAACCAATTTATTCCTTTTCTAAAAGAACACAAGGAATATATCTATGACATCTATTTTACCTGTCGTATGCCACCCTTCACGCAAGATGCGATGGGTGACGTAATTGATGGTGACATCAGAGAGACAACTTTAAATGCTTTGTTTGTATCACAGGAGACTGGGATACCTTTGTCTGCAACATTTAATAATATCCAAGTTCCTCCTACACAAGAGAACTTGGATATTTTTATTGAGAATTTTAGATTCTTATATGACAATGGTGTTCGTATAGTTACCTTACCACACACAACATGGATGCTGACTGGTCAAATTCAAAAAGAATTTCCAGAACTAAAAGTAAAGAATACTATTCTTAGAGAAGTTACTAGACCTAATGAAATAGTAAATCTTGCAAAGGCAGGGTTCTATTATATTAATCTAGATAGAGACCTTATGCGTGATAGAGATTCTCTTCTTAGAATTAAAAAAGCAAAAGAATATTGTGCTTCTATAGGTAAACCTGTTAAGATATCATTACTTTCCAATGAGTGGTGTTGGGGCGGATGTCCGATCATGCCAGAACATTATCATTATAATATGGTAAGAGGAAAAGATGATCCACAATATTTTAATGATAGTATTAGTAGAGTATCGTGTTCTACATGGGATGAGAAAGATCCTGCTGCGTCATTAAAGGCAGCAACTATTCCTCCATGGAGAAAAGACTGGGAAGAATTTGTTGATCTTGGTATAGATGTATTCAAGATGCATGGTAGAGAAAATGCTATGCGTCTCTATGAGAGTATGACCATCATTAATAGATGGAAAACTAATGAAGAACTTTTACATCCACAGTTTAATGAATATATTGAAGACGTTTCTTTAGAAGAAAGACCTATTGATATATGGCGTGAAAAGATTAAGACTTGTAAGTTTGATTGTTGGGATTGTAATTACTGTGATTCTGTTGTTCAGTCTAGAATGAAAAAGAATGATAGACATTTTGATGATGACATTAAATTAGTATTAGAATCTATTGACAAGGCAGCAAGAAGAGAAAGTAATTTTGTAGAAGAAGGATATAAGTATGAAGGTTTGTCATCAAATATAGTAAGACATTTTCTAAACAATCTATTATCTAAACCTGATGCAATCTACATGGAACTAGGAGTTCATGCTGGTAGTACATTCTATGCTGCTACTATGAATAGAGATGTAGAATCATTTGCTATAGATAATTATTCTGAGAAAGAGATATCACCTTTTAGAGATGAAGTAGAGGTAGAAGGATACGAAGACCCTAAGAAAACATTCTGGGCAGGACTACAACAGAAGCAATATTTTTGTGCTAAGTCAATACAAGATCTGACTCCTAGAGATATACACAAACAACCTAATGTAATCTTCTATGACGCAGACCACGACCCACAAGTTCAGTATGATAATCTTACATTCTTAATTCCTGCACTTGCGGACAAGTTTATTCTTGTTATTGATGATGCAAACTTTATGGGCGTTGTGCAATCGTCTGAGTTCTGGGTAAAAGAACACAAACTTAATTTATTATTTGAAAGAAAAATACTAACTAAAATTCCAGAAGATCCTAATGGTTGGTGGAATGGCATACATGTTATGGTATTACAAAAATGAATTCATTCAAACATCAATATATGGTAGTCCATCTTGATGATGATTTCTATCCACAATTAGAAAAAGCAATAAAACCATATCAAGATTATGAATCATGTAAAACAGATCAATGGGATGGCAAGAAATATCAGGCACAGGATCATAAAGATAGAAGTTCAAAAGCGTGTTGGATAGACAATGATGAAGTCTATGCAATGATGGATGGTCTTGTGCATTTTGCTAATACAAAATGTGACTGGAATTTAGATGTAAATTTTATGGAACCTCTACAACGTACAAAATATGATGTGGGTGATTTTTATGATTGGCATTGTGATGAAATGGGTTGGACAAAAGGTAAGAGACCTAATAATAGGATACGTAAAATAAGTTTTACAGTTATGTTAAATGATGATTTTGAAGGTGGTGAATTTGAAATACAGACAACAGAAAAAAATGTGGTAGAATTAAAGAAGAAGGATGTTATAATATTTCATGCTGATACTCCACACAGAGTTAAACCAGTGACTAAAGGTGTTAGACATTCTCTTGTTGGGTGGACACAAGGACCTGCATTTAAATGAGATTTATAAAAGAATATACATTGAGTGATCTTGGTATATGTGATCGTCTTATAGATCTATACAAAGACGCTGACAAAAAAGATTTAACTTATGCTGGTCGTGTAGGTGGTGGTAGTGTCATGCCTGAGATAAAAAAGAGTAGAGATTTTTTTATTGAAGATGCTGCTCCACTAGGAGAACCTAATGATTATAAATTTGATTTATATCAAGACGAGTTGAATGGATTTATTGATAATTATTTAAACTCTTTGACTATTCATAATCAAGAATTTGTAATGCAAAGACTACCACAGATTCAATACTATAAACCAGGCGATGGTTTTTATACTTGGCATGTGGATGCATCAGGATCTGATGGTTGTGATAGAGCATTCGTATACATCACATATCTAAATGATGTTCCTAATGCTGGAACTGAATTTTTTTATCAAGAGTATACTGTAGAGGCAAAGAAAGGTAACACAGTAATTTTTCCTGCTGGACTTACCCATAAACATAGAGGTGTGATATCAGAGGAACATGAGAAATATATTATAACTGGATGGCTTTGGTGGGTATGAAAATTATAAAAAACTTTTTACCTAAACAATTACTTAATGCATGTGTAGACGACTTTAGATCTAAGTTGAATACTGATTGTTGGTCATCTAGTAACTTTGCATGGAAACCATTTTTAAGACAGGGTATTCATGGATCAACTATTGCCACTGATATTCCTAAAGTATTCAGCGATGAGATATCAACATATCTAAAACCACATGCACCTGAGTATAAGGAGTTGACATGTAGATATAATGTATGGCAACCAGGTGCTGGTATTGGAGTACACTCAGACACTCATCATTTGTTTGGTGCAACAATATATCTGAATGAACATTGGCATCCAAATGCTGGTGGTTGGTTTGTATGGATGGATCATGCTGATCTAAATTTAGATGAAAATCAAAGTAAACCTGATGTATACAGAGCAGTTTTACCAGAACAAAATATGCTAGTATTAAATGACTGTAGTGAGAGTCATCTAGTAACTACTGTTGGACATGATGCACCTGAGTATAGATACACAATTCAAATATGGGGTGATTGATGAATAAACCTCACGTCATATACAATGTATTATCTGAAGAGGAGAGAATACCATTGTGGGATTACTTTAATCGTAGATCACCATCTATGAACTCACTTGCTACATGGACATTTAATAATGCATCTTATGGTAAAGGAGATCCAGTATCATGGCAGCATCCATTGAGAACTGATTTGATATTTACTAAGTGTGCTACTACAGTTAGATTGAAGATAATGAAATTTCTTAGAAGAGATATCAAACTCTGTAAGATACATGCTAATGGACAGACAGCAGGACAGAATACAATGTTTCATAAAGATTGGGAAGAGCATAATGTCTGGACATTTATATACTTCAATCAACCACATTGGGATCAGGAATGGGGCGGTGAGTTTGTATGTCAAACACCAGATGACGAGTATCATCATACACCATATGTACCTAATACAGGTGCATTGATTCCTTCTAATTGGTTACACAAAGGACAACCACCTAATACATTAATAGGTAATGAGATTAGAACTACTATTGCTTTCTCATTTTGTGATCCTGAGATTCACGATAATATAATTGCACAGAATACAAGAAAATGGTATTAGGAATTAGACAATATCCAGTAGACATTGATGCAGATAAACTTGTAGAGTTTATTGATACTAATATTGAAAACAATTCTCTCACTAAAAACATAGCTCATGTATCTAAACTTACCTTTACTAATGGCAAAGATGACTTCTTAGAGTATGATGAACCTATTATTAAAAAATTAAAATGGACATTTCATGATGCTTGCTCTAGATATTGGGGTATGGATATATTTGATTTCCAAATAAATTCATGGGTGTATGTAGATTGGAATGATAATCCAATAGAACCATATATGCATTCACACAATCCAAACAATCCTTTCACATTATCTGGTATAATGTATATAAAACTAGGTGAGTCTGGAACTACTATGTTTCCTATGCCAAAGAGAGATCCATATTTTTTACCTAAGAAAGAATTAACTTGGTTTATCTTTCCATCTAACTTACCACACATGCCTGGCAAAGGTATTCAAAATGAAAAACGATATAGTTTAAGTGCAGATTTATACGCATGATGTACAGTCAAAATAGTTTCTCTTTTCTATCAGAGAAAATGCCACAAAATTTATATCAAGAATTACTTTCTTACACACAGAGAAGAAGGAAGGAAGAGACTTGGAATTATAATCATAAACTTGCTGGTGCATTAGAACAACAGTCAAGTCTATCTGATTGGAGTCCACAGTTTGAAAAATATGTTGTTAGACTATCTACAGAGTTATGGTCACAGGTGTATCAAACATGCCCGTGGGATTTTCAAGAAGCAAGAGACGTAACACCTTTTATAAGATTGAGAAACCTGTGGGTAAATTACCAGCAACAGTATGAATACAATCCTATACATACACACACTGGTATTGTGAGTTTTGTAATCTTTACAGACATACCATATGGTTCTGAAGAAAGAGAATCACATAATAGTAATGGTGCGTTTCAATTAGAAGCAGATGTATTACCAGTAGATAAAACTTGGAATGGTGTAATACTTATGTTTCCATCTACAACTAAGCATGCTGTATATCCTTTCAAGTCTACACAGAAAGAACGGGTAACAGTATCTGGTAACTTAATATGGAATGTGGAGGGTGTAGATGAAGAACATTATTAAGGACAACTGTATTAATCCTAACTATCAGAATCTTTTAGAGAGCACTATGAGATATGATACAGACTTTAGGTGGGTGTATCATGACAATCTTAGTGAAGATGGTGAGAGTCAGTTAGTAGGTTTCTCTCATATGTTTATATTGAATGGTAATTCTACAAGTAAATACTCTGGATTGTTTCTTCCATTAGTATTTGAAGCATGTTATAATACAGGTATATCAATATCTAAAGTCATACGTGGTAGATGTTTTTTACAGACGCCAGGTGTGAGAACAAAAGAGTATGATTCTATGCATGTTGACTTACCAGATCAACATTTGGTATGTCTATACTATGCATCAGACAGTGATGGTGACACGTATTTTAGTGAAAGAATGTACGGAGAACCGCTTGCTGAATACCCTATAAATAGTACAGTATCTCCTGTAAAAGGTAGATGCGTTTTCTTTGATGGTCTGCGATATCATTCAAGTAGCGTACCCACAAAGAAACCTAGATTCGTAATAAACTTTAATTTTTTACCTTGATAACCATGGATCCATCACAACTAAAAAATAACTTTGAAGAGCAAATAGGTAAGACTGATGCTCAGATAATAGAGTTAGAAAAGCAATTAGAAAAAGCAAAAGAATATAAATTAAAACTTGTGGGAGGACTAGAAACTCTAGGTCTTTTAGAGCAAGAAGAAGCACCAGCACCTGACTCAGCACCCGCAAGCGTTGATCCTTCCTAAATAACTAAGAAGGGATTATAGTGGGTAATGGCATCTCCAAGTACAAAAACAGAATTGATTACATATGCCAAGAGGCAATTAGGTGAACCTGTCTTGCAAGTTAACGTAGATGATGAGCAAGTAAACAATGTAATTGACGACACATTTCAGTTCTTTCAAGAGAATTGTTACAATGGTATGGAGAGATGTTATCTAGTACACGAGATAACTGCTGCTGATAAGACTCGTCTTGCAGCAACTGTTTCTACATCAAAAACAGATGGTGCTGATACTGTAACTTGGAATGAAGCAACAAATTATATACCCATACCAGCTCATGTAACTGGTATTAGTAAGGTATTTGGAATGGTAGGTAACTCTATTCGTTCTAACTTATTTGGTGTTGAGTATAGAATGTTCTTAAATGACTTATATGCTTTTGGATCCCTCGATATCTTAAACTACTATATGACTAAGCAATATCTAGAAACTCTAGATATGGTTTTAAACAACGGTTCATTCCAGCAGTTTAGATATACTCAGCGTCGTGATCGTTTGTATCTAGATATAGATAAAGACTTCTTACAAGAAGGACAGAATCTATTGATAGAGGCTCATCGTATGATAGACCCAAATGATGCAACCGAAATGTATAATGATATATTTGTAAAAAGATATGCTACTTCATTGTTAAAAAAACAGTGGGGTCAGAACTTGATCAAGTATAACAATGTTCAACTACCTGGCGGTGTAACACTTAATGGTAGAGAACTTTACATGGACGCACTAGCAGAAATTGAGAAGATCGAAGGTGAGGTTCTCAGTAAGTATGCTATACCACCAATGGATATGATCGGATAAAATGCCTACAAGTCCCTACTTCCCAACTTATCACCAAGGTCACAGTGGCGAACAAACTTTGGTTCAGAATCTTGTGGATGAGCAAATCAAACTCTTTGGTTCTGACATATACTATCTACCCAAAACAGTCTTAGCAGATAGCACATTGGATGAGGTCAGATACACTAAGTATCAAGATCAATTTCAAATTGAAATGTTGCTTGTAAATGTAATGGGTTTTGGAGACAATGCAGAATTTATAAGTAAATTTGGTTTACGTATTACAGACGAGATAATCTTTCGTGTGTCTACAAACAGATGGGACGAGGAAGTAGCAGAGCATAGTATGTCTGCGAAACTTACAGTTCCTAGTAGACCTAATGAAGGGGATTTATTATACTATCCTCTTACAGAAGATTTGTATGAAATTAAGTATGTTGGAAAGGAAGAACCATTCTTCCAGTTTGGTAAGATACAATTTTATGCAATCACTGCAGAACTATACGAGGTTGGTTCAGACGATCTTGCTACAGGTGTTGCAGAGATAGATGCTATAGAGGAGTTGTTCGATAGTGCTATTGCTTTGTCTATGGGAGTAGGTGGTACAGGAGACTTTACTACTGGTGAGACTGTTACTGGTGGTACTACTTCTACAACTGCAGAAGTTAAGTCATGGGATAGTTCTACAAGAGTACTACAGGTAATCAATAGGACTGGAACATTTGCAGCAAACGAATCACTTACAGGTAATACCAGTGGTGCTGTATGGGTTGTATCAACCTTCGATACACTACAGGATACAAATAGTGAGTATGATGCAAATAGACAAATCGAAGATGCTGCTGACAATATAGTTGATTGGTCAGAAGGTAATCCATTCGGTGAGTTTGGTAATTTTACAGGTAGCATATAATGTTAGGTAATCACTTTTACAACCAGATAGTTCGTAAGAACATCATAGCATTTGGAACACTCTTCAATAATATTACACTGAAGAGCACAGATCCAAGCACTGGTGCTGTATTGGAAGAAATGAAAGTACCGTTAGCATACGGTCCTAAACAAAAATTTATTGTAAGACTAGAAGAAAACACTAGCAATAGAAAAGTAGCAATCACTCTACCGAGATTGTACTTTGAGATGACTAGCATTGACTACGATCCTACTCGTAAGACATCTCCTATACAGAAATACAAAACTATTGTTGATGGTAATGGTGGTGAGGTAAGAGTGCAGTATGTTCCTGTACCATACAATCTATCATTTGAACTTGGTGTCATGGCAAAGTCACAAGACGATGCTTTACAAATTACTGAGCAGATACTACCATACTTCCAACCATCTTTCAGTGTTACTCTTAACATGATACCTGATATGAATGAGAAGAGAGACATTGCTGTTGTACTAAACAATGTATCATATGAGGATACATGGGATGATAGTTTCTATGAGCGTAGATATATTGTTTACACTCTTAACTTTCAAATGAAGACCTTTCTATACGGTCCTTATAACACTGCAGATGTTATTAAGAAAGCAATTATACACGAGACACTTGGTGATGCAGCAACCAACCGTAGAACTATTACTAGAACATATACACCAAAAGCAAAAACTGATATCAATCAAGATGGTCAAATTGATGCAGCAGATGATATATTAGTAGATGCTGGTGATGATTTTGGATTCAATGAAGGGATTAGTTACTTATGAACCTAGAAGATAATATGGAGGAACTTCTTAACATGGACGTAGAACCTGTTGAGAAACCTAACTTGCCAAAAGTCAAATCAAAAGATGATGATCAACAAAAAGATTACGAATATACTCGTGGTGAATTGTATTCTTTGATTGACCAAGGTCAAGAAGCAGTGAAGGGTGCATTAGAAGTAGCACAAGAGAGTGGTCATCCTAGAGCATATGAGGTTGCTGTAGCAGCAATGAAGCACGTTGCAGACATGACAGAAAAATTACAAGACTTACATAAGAAAATGAAAGACCTTGATGAAGAAGCGAAAGGTCCTAGTAAGGTTACTAACAATGCTATGTTTGTTGGTTCTACATCAGAACTACAGAAAATGTTAAAACAAATGGGTGGTGGCAAGAGGTAACTGCATAAATAAATGCAGAGACCCTGACATGGTACATGAGATACAAAGAATTTAAAAGACTCGCTGAGTCTGCCAATGTGCAGGATAACGGAATTTTAGAAGGTGCAGCCTGGACAAAGAAGGCTGGCAAATCAAAAGAAGGTGGACTTAACGAGAAAGGACGAAAGTCGTATGAGAAGGCTAATCCAGGATCTGACCTTAAAGCACCAAGCAAGAAGGTTGGAAATCCCCGTCGGTCATCATTCTGTGCTAGAATGAAAGGAATGAAAAAGAAATTAACTTCAAAGAAAACTGCCAGCGATCCTGATAGCAGGATCAACAAATCACTAAGAGCTTGGAATTGCTAACACAACGTGTAATGTGATATAATATTGAGTATAATTATAGTATGAATACCTAATGAGAAAAATGCGTCTTAACAATGGCGATGTTCAATATCTAATCAGAGCTTGTTTGGTCTA